CACTTTTGTCAAAGCGAAGGCTAGGCCATACACTTTGTACAAATAGCGCTTGAGGAATAACACACCACCCTGTTGATAGGTCACTGGAGTGCCATCAGGGAGTTGGGGTGCTGCGCCAAATCCATAAAGGACGGGCTCTTCGTGGTAGTTACGGGGAATGCCGTCTTCTTCGCGGAACACTCGGCTCCACTCGTCGGCACGTTGGTCATAGACTCCGTCAAAACACTCGTTAAGAATTGGCTCAACGATTGATCTAAAGTCCGTACTTCGCATTGGTGCTGCCATTGCAATACTCCTTTATTAAACGACTGCAGTAGTAGCAGCAACAAATTGAACATATGGCAACGTTACACGAACAATCGTGTATGCATCACCCCAAGCGTTGTCCACATAGGGAGCGAGATCAACGACACGCATTTGACCTTGAGCACCGTTAGCTTGGTTAGAAGCTGATGCCAAAGTTGCTTGCGACAAACCAGTGGTTGTTGAACCAGCGGTAATGTTGCTGAAGTTGTACTCGTCGCCAATAGACGTTTGAGCCATTGAACCATCTGCTTGAATTTCATAAACGATTTTTTCGTCGTTGTAGAAGTAAGCAACGCAAGATCCTGCTGTGTAAGAAGTGCTTGCTGGCCAATAGTTAGAAATACGTGCACGACCAGTTGTATCTGTCCACTGTACGCCTGCGAATGCACCAGCGACTTGGTAGCCCGATGATGCTGCGCTATTGCCAGGGGTGGCAGAAGGAACGATTGTGCCGTTAGCAATTCCTGACAAGCTTGTGGCTGTCAAAACTGCGGCTGTGACGTAAGAAACTGGTTGTCCTTTTAAAATGTTTACGGACAAACCAGATTGAATACCGCCAGCAAGCGCCTGAGCGCGATCCAGACCAGAGGGGTGGAACGCAGGGCGCAAGCCAAACGGAGCATTAGTTGCTGACATAGTCAAACTCCTTTAGGTTAACCCGAAAATACGGGTGTTTTGCTTGGTTGCTGTTCAATTCCGCCAATACCTTCACCCTCAACATTTACAAGCGACTTTCCGTTGCTATCACGTTGTCCTTGGAGACTCTCAATCTGTACACGAATCTTGTCAGCTTCTTCACGAGGTTTGTCGTGATGCTGATAGGTCATGACCTCTTGGAAAATATCCATGGGCAATTTGAAAAGCAACATCTCGTTGCACGATATGTAACCTACGTACTCACCCGATTTAATTTTGTAATCTTCATAGCCTGGTAACTCTTCCGACTTAACGGGTACGTACCCAAGGCGAATCCGCTTATCAATTGAATCGTAGCTGTTGGTTGTTGAAAGCCAGCAAAGGTGCCACCCATCTACGTTGGGTAGTTTTGGCAGTGCTGATTGCGTCCACTCCTCGCTCCACATTTTTTTACGTTCCTGCGTAGAAATGAACTTATCTTCAGGTGCTTTGTGGGATGCTTCCCCGTTATCACGGTCTTGGCGACCACTTGCATTCAAAGATTTTTTTAGACGTGATTCCATGTTTTACTCCAAGTATTAGTTACGGTTTTTATTCTGACGGTCAAACTTGATGAAATTTTCAATCATCTTCGCTTTGCGCACAGGGTTCTCCCATGCACCAGCTTCCTTCATAGCACTCACTCTTTCTGGGGTGAGGATGAACTGGGTACGGTTTGTACCCCCATAAGCTGCAGATGCCTCGCGTCCTGAACTTCCCACAACATTCCTCGGTCTTCGAACAGTGGAATTACTGTCTGTGGTTTCATTATAACGATGTGGGAGAGATTTTTGCAAGCGACTATCGAGTTCATCCCAATAATCTGGATCTTTTGGATCCCAACCCTCTTCAACTAGCATTTCAGACGCCTTCAAAGTGACTTTACTGTCCCTATCTGTGCCGTCTACCTTGTACCAACTGTGCTTATTGATCCATTGAGCAGCGTTTCTCTGCGTCTCTGGGTCAGGCAACCTGATGTTGTCAAGATTTTGTTGTTGTGGGGCTTGTGTTGCCTGTCTTTTTATTTGATTGAGTTGGCTTAGGTTGGCTTTTGCCTCATCTAAAAGGTCTTGAGCCTCCACCATGGCTTGTCCATCATTGGAACTTACCGCCTCAGCCATCTTCATCTTGGCGTATTCCAAGCGAACTTGGGTGTCCTCGATGTTTTTGTCGATCCGCATGACGTCTGACTGGCGTGTTCTGCTCTCCACCTCTGTCAAACGACGCTTAAACTCCTCGTTTTCACGTTGGAGTTGTTGCAAACGGAGGTCTTTTTCCTCATTTGTCTTGCGAATCAGGTCTTTTTTAGCTCTACGACGGTTTCTTTTGGCGTCTCTGAGGGCTTGATCATCATCTGGATGGTCTGCATCCTCATCTTCAACCGTTCCACCTTCTTTTTTCTCAGGTGGAGTTGTTGCCACATCATTTAATTGATCATCTTCGTCATTTGTGAGCAAGTTTTCGTCTAATTCAACGACAGCAGAGCCGTCTTGCGCCTCTTCTATCTTTAAATCTGGTGTTTTTTTATCTTCTGCCATGATATTTTCCCTTATACGTATGTTTTGAACGACAACGGATCATCTGTGATGGCCGAAATCAGTTCGTGGTCGTTGATAGTCATGAACAAAACAGGATCTTCACCGTCTTCAGTAGGAACTTTGCGTTCCCAACGGTCTCCACCCCATCTTGGAACTCTTACAAAGTCGCCAAGCTCAGCCCATGAGCCTTCAGCCCACGGTTGCATGGTGTCTCTGTTCTTGAACGCAAGTGGGCCAATAGCCACGACCTTACCGATCATGTTGTTCCACTTTTCGTTCTCTTTGGTTTCATCAACAATGATGATCATTCCAGACTTCTTTTTTATTCGTCGAAGTTGGACGATCACTCGACCACCAAAAGGGCGTTGCCCTGGGTTTACGTCTGGGAATGCCCATGCTAAATCTTCTGCATTGGGCGTACCTTGGCTTCCCTCAATCGTAGGGATCTTCTCTTTCTCACTCATACTAACTCCTAAAAAACACCATATCTCAGGTGCATCGTTAAAGCGCTTTTCAGCGCGGCCTCAGTCGCGGAGTGCGACCTATTCTCTTCCTTCTTCTTCCTCAGCCATGCGGTCAAATGAGTTCATGACGTATTGCAGTCCCTGATACTCACCGACCATGCGCTGATAAGCCTCCCAAGTGGTTGCGTTCCCGAAGGCAAGAGACGCAGCTAACTCGGCTTGGCGAAGTTTGATCACATGGATCAATTGTTCAATCATTTTTTCTTAGACAAAGGGGAAGCAGTTTTCTTACCGCCATCCTTCATGCTTTGTCCGTTCACAGGGGCGCCTTGAGCCAAGCGCTTGTGTTGGGGTACGTTGATGCTCTTTTGTTCTTGATCAGATGTTGCCATTTGGGGCTCCTTGGGGTTGTGGCGGTTGCGCCTGTGGTTGTGCCATGGGTTGTCCCATAGGCGGTTGCATCTCAGGCGGTTGTGCCTGAGCTATGTTTTGGATTGTCTCATGCGTTAGCTTGGCGTTCTCAATGGCAATCTTTGTTTGATTGTCCATCTGAGATTTTTGCATATCCGCTTTCAACCTTGCTTGCTCATACTGAGACTTGGCTTGATCAGCTTGTGTCTTGCGTTGTGTCTCAGCCATGCTTGTCTCTTTAACGACTTGCTCTGCTGGGGGTAGATTACCCTGAGCTGCTTGGGCGCGTTGTGATGCCACTTGTATAAGCTGTTGGAAGGCGGGTACAAACGCTTTAAACACGTCTTTGGTATCCAACTCCACATGTGCGCCAACGGTCGTGTATAGCTTGTCTATGGTCGCTGTAAGGCTAGGATCATCATAGTTGTTGATTGGCTTGCCACCTTGCGACTGTGCCACATATGCATTACTGCGGTTCAAGTACCACAATGTCATGTGTTGCTTGATGTGTTCAATCAAGTTGTTAATGTAGTTGGGGTCGGCAAACGGTGACTGACCAAAGAATGGATTCAATCCAAATTGCAAGTGATCTTGGATGTGTGCAATATGGTCTTGTTGCATGTAAGCGTATGAGGGCTGTCCTAGCAACATGGCTGCGTTCTCATCCGCAGATGTCCTCTGCTCAGGCGCTGGCACATCTTTCATCAATTCATTCACGTTTGGCACCTTCAATTGCTTGAGGAAACGTGACAACACTTGACTCATGTTGAACTGGTCTGGGTGCTTTTCAGCCAAAGCCAACACAGCTTGGTTCTGAGCCATTCTCTGAGTTTCTGAGAATATGTGAGGATCTGATACAGGAACAACGTCTGTATTGCGTGAGAAGTCTTCGCGTTCAATTTCTAAGTCGGCAACAACTTCAGACTTGCGCATCTCATCAAAGTGCCAACGATTCAGTCTGCAAAGGATCTTTAGCACCCTTGCTTGTGACTCGTGCATCCTTGCGTGGATGGCGGAGAAGACCGCTGCACCTTGTTCAATCAACGCCTGAGTTGTACCCACAGGGGCTTGTGCATTGACGTCAGCGATCTTTTCTTCACTGGTACTGACTACCCCCTTGGCTGCGGTGTCAAGCCATCCTAGAAGGCTAAAAAGCACTTCGCTAGGTGGATTGAACGGCATGGGCATGGCTATCTGACGGATGTCTGATACGCCAGGTGCTCCCTCAACTTCAACAATTTGAGTGATGTCAACCTGTTGGGATTGGCCACTAATCTTAGCCCCTTTGAGCTTGAGCATGGTGGCTGCGTTGTTGATGTGAGCAGAGTCCAGAAGCGCTCTAAGTGATCCAGTGAGGGCAGCGGACAATCCACCAATGAGATGAGGGAGACCAATCGCATATGCACCCCTCC